CGGCGGGCAAAGAGGTCGGGGGGGCGCTCATTCACCCTCGATCTCTTCCTGCGGTGTCGGATCATTCCCGACAGGACCAAGAGAATCTGATGAATACCCGCCAGTCCACGGGTTTTCTTGAAGAGTCTTGGTGACCAGCGGCGCGAGGAGGCTGCTGTCCTGGTTCAGCGCCAACTTGTCAGCCACGTAGGCGCCCCCAATGTACGGAACCACGGTGCCCATCGCCTTCATGCGCAGGGTACGGGCGCGATTGAAGTACTGCTCAGCCATCTTGGCGTACGCGATCTGCATGGCACGCCCTAACTTGACATCAACCCTGCGGAGGAAGAGGGTCGCGGCCATCTCGCATGATCTCGCAGCCGCAGCCCAGAAGTTGCGTTCCTGGGTTATGGCATAGGAAATCTCTTCGTCCTGCAAGAGTTGCGCGTTGATATCAACGTCGCCGATTTCGGTACGAATCTGGTAGACCTCGTTTTCTGACAATTGATTTACATCATATGTCCAAGTCATGTAGAATACACCTCATGAGAACCAAGAAAGAACTTACTGAAGAAGAACGTGAAAGCAGGCGCGCCTACGCACGCAAGAAGAGTGCTGAATACCGCAAACTTCATCCTGAAAAGATCAAGGACTACAACAAGAGATACTACGATGAGAACAGAGAAAAGGAGGTCGCGCGAGTTCGCGCCAAGAGAGAAGCGAACCCTGAGAAGGCAAGAGAAGAAACCAGATTGTCCGTTGCTAGGTGGCGCGCTGCGAATCCTGAGCGCTCCCGGGAATCTGTGAGAGAGTGGCAATCTAAGAACCCAGAAAAGGTGAGAGAGTTGGCTCGTGCATCCAGCAAGCGACGCAGATCTGCCAACCCTGAGATTTTCAAACAGAAAGGTCGTGAGTACGCTAGAAAGAAGAGGGCTTCGCTCTCCGAGCCTGAACTTGAGATTCTTCGCGAAAAGAACAGGCAGTACCTTCGGAACCATCCTGAGAAAGCTGTCGCTTACACCAAAAGAAGGAGAGCAGCCAAGAAGGGAGCCTTCATCGGACCAATGTGGACGCTTCTTGAACTGGCTCAGAGAGATTCGTGGAGGTGTCATATCTGCGGTCTCCAAGTGACGCGATCCGATTGGTCCGAAGATCACTTGATCCCTTTGAGTAAAGGAGGGCCTCACACCTTCACGAATGTCGCTCTGGCTCACCGAGTGTGTAACAGCAAGAGAGGAACAGGAAGACTTCCCGCTCAACTCAGATTGCTCTAGTCCGCTCATGGCGGTCTACCTTAGCCTTCCAGCGTGACGAAGCCCAACTCGGCCAGCACATAGGCCACATCTTGCGCAAGGCTGTTCGAGCCGATCCGCAGCGGCACCGGGTTCGCGGGCCGTTTCAGGTAGCCGGTCAGGTCAGCCGCAGGCCCACGCAACCCCTGCGGGCCAGGCACTCCTGCGGGTCCCGAAGGGCCGACCACGGACTTCCCCGGCGGTCCCATCGGCCCAGGCACAGCAGGCCCGGGAGGACCCTGAGGCCCGGGAACACCGACACCCTGGTCGCCCTTCTCGCCTTTCGCGAGCGTGGGCAGCACTGACGGGTTCAGTTTCCCGTTCTCCCGCAACCCCGCATAGCCGCCGGGCTGGTCGCGTTCGCCGCGATGCTGATACGAACCCAAGTCAGCGGCGACCTCCACGACCCGCTCAGGTGCCTCCTGCGTTTCCAGGATGGCCTCTACGGGCTTCGGAGGGTCAACCCAAGCCAACTCCCCCCTAGAGTTGACGCCCAAAATCTGCCCTGCCCTGCCGCCCGCTGGGAGTCCGTTCGGGACAGGGGGTGCTTCAGCGGTGTTGTGAGGCCAGCCTACGTACTCCTCCGGGCCTCTGCCAGTCATCGCGACAAGATATCGCTTCTAGGTGACGGTGAACCCGTCAAACTCAACAACGCTCGAACCTGACAGGTCGTAGGAGGCAAGACGGATCTGGAGCACACCACTAGCGCTCGGAGTAAACGAGGCAAGGGTGATCGTGTGCGGGCTGCCTGAACTGCCTGTCGCGCTCACCACCTGCTGGGTGATTCCCATCTGGGGCTTCCCGACCAGGATCGCGGTCGGCAACGGGGCCGTGGGGCTGCTCGCGTAGTTTGCGTCCCACTGTGTCTCCACCGAGAAGTTCCGTGTCTGCCCCACCTCGGTGACGCCGATCGGAAGAAGAAAATCGTTGTAGCCCGGGCCTGTGATCTTGACAGGCGACGTGTCAGGGCCGATCGGAGAAGGATCAGCAATGAACGTGTCGGAGCGCTCCATCGCCCCAACTGCGGGTAGCGCGGAGGAGCTTCCTGCGGGTCGCTGCCACAGGCTGCCGCGTAGGTCGTACGGCGTCTGTCCGCCATCGTTCCCGAACCCGAGCAAAGGGCTCCCTGCCATCGGCTCACCGAACGCCCTGAACAGGGGTGGGAGCCAGATGCGTTCCTGCCCGAAGTGGAACAGGGGGGCGTAGGAGCCGTCGCTGATCGAGTGAGTGCCTGCTGTGACATTCGTTCGTGGTGTGTTGCTGATGATCAGGTTGTAGTCCTCGACTATCTGACCGAGAGTCCCTGCGATCAATGTCCCAAGACCCATCAGGAAACTGTCGTAAACGTATGAAGGAAATACAGTTGATATCTGTGCTGCGACTGTGCTCATAAATCCACCCTCTTGACCTATGAGGGTGCAACTCCTAGATCGTATACCTCCTCCTTTTTGTGCTAGAACTCCCGAGTTTGTAACTCTCAAGGTGCTTGTCGCACCCGTGGCAATGAAAAGAGTGTTTTCGAACAGAACATTTGCATCGTAATCTTGAGATCCACTGCCAGTTGTGAGAGTAAAAACTAGAGCTTGGGCCACTGTTGAGGGCGTGAACAAGCAGCGATCAAACAACCAGTTGAACGGAATCTGGTACCCACAGGTTGCAGTAACCACAACCTGGTTAGCCGTGAACCCCATCAACCAAGCACAGTCACGCCAAGTAATGTTCTGACTCGTCGCCGTCGTTGCTGTCACAATCGTCGCGTTTCCTCCCACGAACATGATGTTGCTGAACGCCAGGTTCGACTTCCCGTTCAAGTTCAACAACGTTGTCGCACTCGGAGCGGTTTTGTCGTTCGTGGTGTACGCGGTCAACTGAACCATCCCGGCGTCCCCGGTGAACTGACCTGTCACGTCACCGACGTAAGAGACGACACCATTGAAGGAGGGGGCTAAGTTCTGAGAGACAATGAATCGGTATGTGCCTGCGCCAATGTAAACACTGTCTCCAGAGACGATCCCTGATCCAGTTCCGTTCGTTACGGCGGGGACAAGGAAGGCAGGCTGATGATCTGCCCATGCCCCACCAATAGCCCATGTGAGTCCCGAAGCTGAACCAACCGTTGTGTTGAGAGTAATAGTGGTTGAACTGACAACGGCAATGATCTTTCTTCGATTGCAGGATGAGCCAGTTCCGCTGCTAAATCCCTTGCCTACATCCGCGCTCGTGAAGTTCGCACTCGCAGACGTATAGGTAGAAGTACCGTTACCAACACCATCTGTTCCTGTTCTTTCTGCCGCCAATGAAGTAGAAGAACCACCATTGTTGTTGTTGCCTCCGACACGCACATACCACGCTGTAGGCTTCTGCAACGATCCTACTGCTGGCCCGATGAACCCTGTCACCCCGTTCGGGGTTGCATAGCCATTCGTGGGGCCGTACGGGACCGTGCTCTGATTGTTAACCGAGCCGATCGGTGGGCGCATCGGCAGCGCTGAGGAGCCGCGCCCGATCCCTGCTCCAACCGGAGCTACAGGCATCTCAGATGGTCAGGCTAAGGACGGGGCAGGTCCACTCACACGTGGCTGTGTTGTTCGCCTGGCTGGTCCCCCAGGTCAAACTTAAGATCAGGCCTGTGGCGGCGGTGTTGTCGATCGTAGACGCAACCGCCCCGCCCATTGATTGGATCACCCCAACCGCCGTCGTCAAGCCCCCGATGACTATGTAGCCGTTCCCTGTTCCTGTAGCACCTGAAGCGGCCAAGCCTAGCGAGCGGATCGCCAGCGTGAACTGCCATGTCCACGGCACCGCCGCGAGCGAGGCGATCATCGTGGAGGCTGTGGTTGCCCCCAGGGTCACATTAGAACCCGGGGTGGCACTCTGACCGCACCTAGGCGTCCAGAGGGCTGTAGGGGCCACTGAGGATGTCCCAATCACCCCTCCAGCGTTGCCCTGGTAGACGGAGCCTGCCGCCATCGTGTTCGCGCCGATCGGCGTCCAGATCGCGGGAACCCACAGGTTCGTCTCCACATTCGTCGAAGCAACAGGAGTGAAGGCTGCTGGGGGCGCGGCAGGCTGACCGACGGGAGCAGCCAAACCGTTCAACGCTACTAGCTCAGGGTGAAGTCGGGCCTTCTCGATCATCCGCTTGGTGCGCTCAGGTGCGCGTTCCAGCTGCTTCCAACGCTCCCACGGCCCCAGAATCGCTTTACGTCCTGTCCGCTCATGATCGATGAGTTCATCGAGCAGGGAACGCCAGCGGCGCCCCGAGAGCATCTCAGCGGTCACAGAACCGCTTTATCGCGCAGCGCCTCCTGATAGCGCAACCGTTCGCTCACCGTCACCTCAAGGATCGGTGAGAGGTTCACCGCGCGGCAGTGATCCGCCCACCACGCGGTGTAGACGTAGCCGACCTTGTACCCGGCACGGCGCAGATCCTGGCAGAACAACAGATCCTCGCTCCGCACATGTGCTGACGATGAGGGGTCAACCCGGAAAGCGTCAGGACCGAACTCCTCCACAATCTTGCGGGGAATCGCGACGCAGCCGGTACCGATCCCGTCGCACTCGTTCAAACCGGGGTTCATGTCCGCCCACGTGAACCCCTCAGGACTCTCATTGTAGACACAGAAACCGAGCGCGCCTGCGACAGGATGGGTGACTGGGTAGGGGATCCCGACCATCCCGTAGCCGTCAGCGACAGGAAGAAGGTCAGTTAGAAGCGTTGGCGGGCAGATGATGTCGTCGTCGACCATGAGGAGAATCTCGCAGTCCGTCTCCAGGAAACGCTTGAACAGGTAGTTGCGGTTCTGCGCCACACAGAGGTTCCCGGGCTGCCACATGATCGGCGGCATCCCTTTCGCCGCGTCCCGGATCTCGCTCAGACGCTGGATGCACTGCCAATGGATCTGGCCGCGGGTGGGAACGGCGATCTGTATATGGGAGTTATCCCGCTGCGGAGGCACCCGCGGGAGCCTACTAGCCGAGTCCGACGAGAGCGAACCCCAAAGGCCCCTGAGGGCCTGCTGGACCAGCCGGGCCTTGGCTGCCATCCACCCAGGTGGCACCGTTGTAGATCCACAACACCCCGGTCTGGTCGATCACGAAGTCCCCCGCGTCGAATGAACCCGAGACAGGGGCACCGCTGACTGTCGCACCCACATACCTTGAGGCAGCCGTAGCGCCTGTGAGGCCCGCAGCGATCAACGCGAGAGCCTGTACGGCAGCGGTGAAGTCCTGCTGTGAGGCTGAGGAAAGATCGGCGGCGTTCGTTACCTCCGCGGCGGTGTAATCCCCTGTCTGCGCTGTCACCGCCCCTGTTCTAGTATTGAACGACGTGACGCCACCAGGGGTCGGTGTTTGCCAGTCCGCCGCCGAAGAAGACGTGGCTGTCAAGACCTTTCCGTTCGCTGCTGTGCCTGAGACGGTGACCCCGTCGATCGCGGGTGAGTTCTCCACCGCAAGGTTCACTGTTGGCCCTGAGCCCCCTGAGACGCTCAGGGACGCATCCGTGCTCTCAACCAGGGTGATCGAGCCGCCACCGGAGCCTGACGCTTCGATCTCGATGTTCTGCCCTGACTGAACCAGGGTCACGTTCGACCCGGCGCTCAAGGTCACGTCCCCGATCAGTTTCGGGTCCCCCTGCGCGCTAAGACTCGTTACACCCCCCCCGCCGCCGCCGCCTGGTTCCCAGGACGGAACTATTAGACCGTTGGGAGCCTCGATGAGTGTGAGAACCCAGCCAACGTCGATGACTGTTGTGGAGACATCATCCCCCGTTGTCTGGACACTGGGGTTTGGCGCCATGAGGGAAGTCTAGTTGCCGGTCACCAACACAGTGACAGTGCTGGTGGAACTAGCGGTGATCGCATACAAGGCCTCAGTGGGCCTCAAAGGGATCAGGTTGTTCAGGGTGGTGTTCACACCGATCTGCACCCCGCCTGTAGCCCCAGAGGAGGTCACATTCGCACCGCCGAGGAACACTGTGGCGCCGGATCCGTTTGTTACCAGGACGTAGCGCAGGTTCGCGGAGGCTGTCTCCGAGTAGGAGTGCGCGTCACCGACAGGAACAGGCGCCGCGACAAGTTGGGTCGCTGCGTTAGTGACCGAAACCTGGGTGCTTGTGACAGCCACTCAGACCGTCAGAGCAGTCCAGGTTGTCGCCCCCGCCGTCGCCCCACCAACCGTACAAATGTAAATACGCTGAGATGAAGTGGAGGGTGTGTCCCAACGGAAGTAGTAGGAACCTGCACCCGCGGCAAGCGCGCCCTGCGGTGAACCGGAACCGGAATGGAAAGAAGCACCGATCACGTTCGCGCCGGAGAACGCCTCCGAGTTCAGCTTCAGCGGCGCCTGCAACAGGTTCTCCTGCGTGCTGGTGGTCGTGTTGGTGTGCCCGCTGAGCCCCAGGAACTGGTTGGGGTACTCGCCGAGCACGGTGTCTGCGTCAGGCATCTGTTCCTCCTAGTGCCGCCTCAGCAGCAATCGCTTTTGCTTTCCCACGCACCCGCGAACCATCACTCAACTCGAAATACCCGGCCCCCTGATGCTTCGGGAACTCACCCTCAACACTCACAGCCTCATCCTTCTTCCCCGCCTCCACCGTAAGTACCGACTGCAGCTCACGCGCGTGGTCACGCCCCGACACTGTCTCACCGTTCGAGAGCAGATACAAACCACCCGGCCGAGAGATCGGGAAGTTGTCGAGGTCGAACTGGGAGGCGTCCTCGTCCGGGGTCACCACATGCGCCTCATAGCGGGGATGGTTGATCGCCGCCTGCGCCTCCAAGGCGTTCTCCTGGCCCTTCACGCTCTCACCCGTCGAGAGCTTGTAGCTGCCGAAGCCGATGTGCTGCGGGAACTCCGGCTCTGTAGGCTCAGTGGCCTGCACAAACGCGGGGGGACCCGAGGGGACAGAGCCGTCGTTGCTTCCGTCCCGCACAAACAGCTGCTCCACCGACGGCAACGAGATAGGCTCGTCGTCGGTGTACACGACTGTGACGCCCTCGAAGATCTTCCCTGACTCTTTCAGCCAGTTCGCTGCGGGTCCCCAGTCACCGGCCGGGACAACATCGCCGGGCTTGTACTCGACGATGTTGCCCGACTCGATCGGATGCTCCGCCCGGAACGGCTTGGCGCAGTACCGCGTGATGACCTGTGTCGCACCCATAGACCTACGCTGAAACCGCCGAGAGGAAGAAAGCCCCCAAATCTGTACCGATCGTCTGACACGAGAACGAGAGCTGACCCTCGGTCCGGATGGTGCCGACTCCGAGCCACGGCATCGGGATCTGCTGAATCACCGTTCCAAAGCTCCCGGCACCCAGGAGTCCTGCCCAGGTGAAGATGTACCCGGCTGACGGCACCATGATCCCAGGGTTCGGCTCCGAATAGAGCAGCAGAGCGTCCTTGGTCGGGGCGATGAACGCCATCGACACACCCGTAGTGGTGTCCGCGTTCGGGTACTCCGCCGCGGTGTTGTAGATAGCGCTCGCGACGAGCACCTGGAAGTCCGGAACGCCTGGAGGGGCAAGCAGGGAAGCGAGCAGGTCGGTTGTGATCACACCGCGCTGCGTGTACTTGATCCTCTGCACCACCTCGTCGTGGTTCTGTAGAACCTCCCACACGCGCGGCCCCAGAATGAACCTGTTCGGGAACCGTCCGGTGGACTGCTTCACCGACCAGATCTGCTGGGTGATGTCCTCGATCGGGGTTGAGTTCGCCATGTCCCACTGCGGGCTAGGCGTAACATCCTCACCTGACGTGGAACCAGTCCACACCCCTGTCGTCAAGACCTGGGCGAGGGTTTGGACTTCGCGGGCGAGCATCAGCTCCTGGGTGAGCCAGATCGTCGCGTCGCGGTCCGGGTTCAGAGGCACATCGGCGTTCGCCCGGATCTGCGGGTCGATGTCCACATGCAACGCTATCACCGGCGCGAAATACGAGCCCGTGCTCAGGTTGTAGCCGCCACCGGCACTCTCTGTTGCGGGGGCGCGGTACTGGGCGACGTTGCGGTACCAGTCACCCTTGTTGTAGATGAAGTACAGGTCCGACTGCTTCTGCACCGGCACCACCGGGAAGATCTTGTCGGCGATGTAGTCGGAGGACTGTGCCAAGTAGGCCTGACTGATCGTCGTCAGCGGACGGTTAATATGTTCTGCTGACAGTGTGGGCTGCGGAGCCATGAGTCAGTCGCCTCCTTTCTTAGTCGCCTGCGGCGCAGAGGCCGGAGGGGTTGAAGATCATGGCGGACAATCCGCCACCGGCAGCACCGGGGTTCAGTGCCGTACCCAGAACCTGGGTGCCGGAGACGGTGTACGGGGTACCCGTGAAAATCGTGGCTCCCGTGTACTTCACAGCGAGACCGGAACTGTTCGAGGAGAGCAGGTCACCAACAACGAAGGTGCCGCCGCAGGCGATCTTCGAGATCCCGCCGTAATAAACGGTGGACTGGTAGATCGCGGTGGCGGAGCCGTTGTAGTTGTCCTGCATCACCCCGAGCGCATGCGCGCCCGAAGCGCAAACCACCAGATAGCCGGTGGAGGCCAGTTGTACAAACGAGAACTGGTTGGTGGAGAGGTTCGAGTCAACCGGGAACGTGTAGCTGAGCCCAACGTTGACCTCGAAAGCAGGGCCGGTCGGCATTACTGCTCACCCCCCTGGAACGCTGCAAACGACGCCGGGGACGGGGCCTGGCCGTAGCTGCGAAGCGTCGGCTTCTCAGCGATGTAACGGTCATAGAGGGCCGGGTTGTCTTCCCAGACCTTGCCGAGTGCCACATCCCTGTTCAAACCGTCGCCCTTCGCGACCATCTCGTCGGCCTTCGCGATCGCCTCCGAAAGAGCGGAGCCAGGCTTCTGCGCCTCACCCAGGCCCGTGCGGCCGAGTTCGGCGAAGAGGTCGCCGGTCGCGATCTTCTCGTTGTTGGCCTTCAGGATCGTCTCCAGCTCCTGGTAGGTCTCCTCGTCCATGCTTTCCGAGGCGGCCTTCAGGATCAGCGCGACCTTGTCGGCGGGGCCGACAGCCGGAAGCTCCGTCTCCGCCTTCGCGATGAACTCACGGGTCTTCAGGGCGTCCGCAAGCTGGGTTGTCCGCTCGTCACTCTTCGTGAGTGCCTCACGGGTCTTCTCAAGCTCCGTCTCCGCTGAGGCGGCCTTCTGGATCATCGCCTCGAAGAACGGCCTACCTTCGGCCGGGACACCGGAGAGGTCCCACGTCCCGTCCTCCTTCTGAATCGGCACCGCGTGGGTCTCCACAGGGTCCCCTCCCTCTGATGGTTCGATGGTGGACTTGCTCACATCTGCGCCGTGCCGTTTCATGGCAGCCGCAATCTTGGCCTTGATCTTCGAGAGGTTCCCGGGGCTGTACTTCGCAGCGTTCTTCTTCTGGTTGATGTACGACCAGGCCGCGCGAACATGCTCCTCGGTGTCGATCGGGTAGCGGGACTTGCCGTCCTTCTGGTAGCCAGGGTCGGCGTAGGTGACGTTCCCGTACGGCTTCCCGCCGTCCTTCCCGACCGCGACATCGTCCATGTCGTCGTCGTTCCAGTTCTCGTCGTTCGCGAAGGTACCGTCCAGATCCTCGCTCTGACCCGCGGCCATGTTCAACGGCGCCCCAGCAGCCCCGGGATCGGTGTACATCTCGCTGCCCAACTTCGCGATCTGCTCCCGCGTCGAATCCGACAGATCCTCCCCCACACCCTTCAGCAACCTCACCGCGGCGACCACGGCCATCTCGGTCGTCTCATCGCCGCCGTCCTTCCGCACCTCATCCAGCAACGCTCCTTCGCCAGGGGCAGGGACGGCGAGGAAGTCTGCGAGTTCGGGGTCGATCCCCTCCGCGCTCTTGGTCAGGAGGAAACGGCGCCGGTTCGCGGCGCGCTTGACCAGCGACACTTCGTCGCCGTCAACGTCACTGAGATGCCTTGCCCCGGGGAAATTCATCCTCAGGGCGGCGCTATCGGCGACCCTTAGGTGATAGAGTCAAACCTGTCGGCTAAGGGAGCCAATGGGAATCTTCTTTGATGGCGAAAGACACAGAGGGTGCTTGCCTGAAAACAGTTCATATGAGGACATGCTCAGCGCTGGGCTCAGTGAAGGTGATGCCGAGCAAATCATTGCTTTCCGCGAGTTCCTTCGCGTCGCTAAACGTGGCCTGATGTGAACGGCAAAGAGAAGGTTTATGTTCCTGAGCCGTGGTACAGCTATGGGCTAGGGAAACTGTCTGCTGCTGAGGCGCTGGAGAAGAATCAACCTGTGTAGCGTGGCATCGGTGCCCATTCAGAAGGCTCGCTGGTAAGCCACATCCCCGGCACCACCACATCACTCGGCACCCCACGCATCGACTGCCTGATCCCTGAGCCGCCAATTGAGAAACCGGTGTACTTGCCGTTCATCACGTCCTGCCACGTCTGCGGGTCCTCCACATGCAACCCCAGCACCCAGGAGCCTTTCTTCACCGCCTCGCTCGAACCGTCATAGGTGAAGTCGCAGGGAGCGATGAAACTCTCGACGGGGGTCAGTCCCGGCTTGTTCTTGAAGAACGCCTGCGTGCGATGCTGAAGTTTCGAGACATTTGACTTGCCGCGGATCGCCTTCTTCAGATAACCGTGCGCGGTTTTCTCCACATCCTCCGAGCGCATGAAATCCGACTGGGTGTCAAGGACATTCGGTTCAAGGACGACGCCGTAGACGATCTGCTTCTGCCTGTCCGCCTTGTGAATCTGCAGGGTCGGCTCCAACGTCAACAGCCTGTTCCTCTTCGCTGTTGCCGTGTACGCGACGCCGATGTTCTGCAAGGGTGCGTCCACATGCACCTGGCCTAGTCCGGGCTGATCCTTCCTTGTCCGTTTGCGTGACCCTGGTTCCATTGTTGGCCCCGGATACCTCTGCCTGCCGGTGGAAATGTCGTCGTACTCCACCCCCTCGAATGACTGATCGATCCGGGCCTGAGCGTTGTACTCATCACCCGGCAAAGGAATCTGACCGGCGGGACCGGGTGCTGACCAGGAGTTGTTGGCGTCCTCGGCGGGCTCCCCCAGATCCGTGGCTGGCTCATCCAACTCGTCGTCGTCATCGTCGCTCAACCGGACAGGGCCTCCTCGAAGGACTGTGGGTGCCGCACCAGCCAATGCCTCCAGTTGCCGCCATGAGTGCGGCGCGTCAGGACTCTGGCCTTCAACGACAGGGTTGAGCCAGTACGTCATCCCTTGCGGGTCAACACTGAAATGCGCTGCGTTGACACTAAGCGTGTCGCCTTTCAACGCGCGCCGGGTGGTGGGCATCGTCCGACCCACGAAATGCCCTTCACGGCTGTGCATCCCGTAGGACCTGAAGCCGCCCTCATGCGTGTGCATCCTCCCCACCCTAAGACGGACCGTGGCGGGAAACGCCTGCGCCTTCGAGAGATCCTCCAGTTCCTGGATCTTCCCATCGGTCACCTGAAACACCGACGCGGGTTTGATGTCATCCGTGGTGATCGCCCGTGTGTTGATCCGTTTCCTGTTCCCTGCCAGCCAGCCCTGAGCCAACTCGATGTTCCGGCTGTGCGTGATCAACGCCACCGTCTTCCCCGCATCCGCCTTCTTCAGCAAGGCTTCCAGTGCGGGGATGAAGCGGTCCTTGAACGTGTTGAAGCTCTCGCCACCGCTCTCCACCGGCCTGTCCGCCTGTGAGGTCATGTACGGCTTCAGCTTCGGGATCACCTCCTCACTGCTATGACCGGCGAAGTCGCCGAGGTTCCAGGGGCGGTAACGCTTCGACGCATGAACCTGTAGGCCTGTGTGGCGGGCGGCGATGTCCGCGGTCTGCCGCGCCCGCGCAATGTCACTGCTGTGCAACTCATCGACGCTCTTCCCTTTCAGGAACTTGCCCAGCTGCGCGGCCTGCCTACGACCCTGCTGGTCGATCGGCACGTTCAGCCAGCCTTGCACCCGGTCGTTCGCCTTCCCCGGAACGTTGTAGCGGGTCTTCCCGTGCGAGATCAGGTAGAGCGCCCCGCCCTCCTTGTGCACACCTCTCATCGTTGGTTCCAGCATCTCCTCACCCTGGGCCATCAGTCCCTCGTCGTCGTCGTACTCACGGCCCTCAGGATCAACGGTGTATTTCGGGGTGGGATGCTGCTCGCTCTTGTGCACGAAATCCGTCTGGTTGATATCAAGCCACTCGTCGCACACGTAGTGTCTCTGGACCGGGGCAAGCCAGTAGGAGCACTCGCCGTTCTCGACCATGAAGATGCAAGTGGCGCAACTGACTGCTGAGAGGTCTGCCTCACGGTAGTTGGAGACCGGAGGTGGACGATCAAGCATGAGCCAGAGGGTATCGCGGTGAAAGGGCGCCAGGGGATCTGAACCCGGACGGTTTGATTGACCCTGACGCCGCGCTGAACCTAGCAGAGAACGACTACTTCGGCTCTAGACCCCACGAGCGCATGTCCTCCCACTTGTCGCGATGTTCACGTGCTCTTACTTGCCGCTCATGCAGTTTCTCGTTTGCTGCAATAATCCGCTTTGGCTTCTTCGGTGGTGGGGCCTGCTTCTTCTTAGTCCTGGGCGGAGTGGAAGCAGGCGACTTCTTGACCTTCAGCTTGCGGATGTTCTGGCGTTGTTGCTTCTGGCTGTGCTTTGTCTCCATGCCATGCTCGGCCATATGACAGTCCTCGCACAGAACTGCGAGGTCAGCCATTAGTTCATCGCCACCGAACCTCACGTAGGTCTTGTGGTGAACGTGCAACTTGCGAGTGGAGGTGCACTTCACACATTTGCGACCGTAGATCTCGAACGCCAGTTTTCGCTTGGCCTTCCAGGTGCCGCTGTTAATGTAGGTCGAGTACGCGACCCTGCGTTTCTTCTGCCGTTCAGCCCTCGCGCCGATGCAGAGATTCTACCAACACGGGGTAGTAGTGCCTGCCCTAGACCAGGCTCAGTTGTTCCTCACGCCTCTCAGCAGCCTGCTGAAGAAGTTCATCAAGCCAACGGACAGGCTCCCAACTGATCCTCCACGCGAACCCGCAGTCGAAGCAGGCCCTCCGGTAGTCGGATTGGGAGAGTTGGTGGTGGGTGACGTTGTCTGAGTGGCAGCGCGGGCAGTCCATACCCTGAATGTTGCCACAATGGACAGATGTGAAACCTGGAGAAGGGTGAGGCGGGGCCGTTGGGTTGACCCCGCCTCTGGGTTAGGTATGCCTTGTGAGGATGTTCTGAGCCGTCAGTCCCTCACAACCAGAAACCTATACCCGCGCCAGAACTAAATCAAGCCCCCGTCCCAACCTCCGTCGCGCCACTACTGAAAGTCCTTCTGTGCCCAAATCTCAGCCAACGTCTGTGCGCTCTTGCCTACAGGTGTAGTCGCCGTCAATGTGCTCGCAGCAGCCGTGTCAGAGTGTGGCCCCAAACCAGCCCCGGGCTGACCAGAGCCGTTCTGCGAGCCCTGCGACGAGCCGCGCCCAACCACCCTCGGGGAATAATCATAGCCGGGTGGGGGCTGGGGGATACCGGCCTGGTCGTTCATCCACGGCAGCGAGGTCTCCCAGTCAATCGGCGCCCCCGAAGCACCCAGACGGAAGATGAAATTGCCCAAAGTATCCAAATCTATGGTTTCCACCTGGCCGTGGCAGAGTTTGGGGAGGTTGGTCATGTCCCAGCCGTTCAGTGCCCACAACCGCGGCACCACCTGAGTGTTGATCCCGTTCGAGATGATGTCCAGAAACGAGCCAAGCTGCGCGGTGAACAGATCTTTCTTCGTTACCGAGAGGGCGTAGGAGCCGACCTGGGTTTGCCCCATCATGATCAGGTCCGCCAGGACGGAGGTGGCCATGTCCCACTGGTAGCGCCGGATCGCCCCCGAAATGTCAAGCTGCCTGTTCCCACCGGAGGCCAACAGGGCGAGTGTCCAGCCGTTCGGGAGGATAATCCCCTCCTGCTCATCCCGCCGAATCGAACTCACAGCCGCCTTCGCCTGCGCCAACACAGGCGCGAAATCAGGGTCGTTGGTGTCCCAGATGTCAGCGCCCTCAGGTGCCGTCAACACCGGCAACCCACACAGATCGCGTTCCATCCCGATCCCCTCGATGTTCTGCAGGTTCCGGGCCATGTAAAACGAGCGATATGCTGTTCTGTAAATGCTCCTACCTGACGGGTCGTCCTTGAACGTGTTCGTCCGCAAATGCAGGTACTTCTCCCGCGGGATGAACCGCAACAGATAGTCAGGCGGTGGGTTCTGGATGTACCCGACCGTCTCACCGACATCGTCGAACACCCATTTCCAGTTCGAGTCCTGCGACCTTGTCGCGAACTTCGCCAAGCCCACGTAACCGTCGGAGAACTGGGAGGACATGGCGGGGTCACGAAGATAACCGTCGCGCTTCTTGTAACAGACCTCCTCGATGTCGTACCCGTAACGCAGGTAGGAGCAGAAGGAGCCGAGGGTGTCAGCCCAGGAGTAGAGCATGTCGTTCAGCATCCCCCACAGCCGTTCGGCCTGCGGGCTCTTCGCCGGTTCACACCACCAACTGACCCTTCTGATCAGGCCTTGGATGGCGTAGTCGATGCCGCCGATGATCGGGTCCTGATCGACCATCTCCCGGAAAACCTCGGCGGCCCTCCGGTCTTGTTGCAATTGTTGCAACCATTCTTCAAATAGAAATCCGCCCCAATGCCTTAGGCCGGTCCGACCATATTCTTCGAATACATCAACACCTGATCCAAGAGCGTTACCATCGAACGCCTTCGAAACCGCGATTGGTCCCTTAGGGCCGAAGTCAACCCCGCGTTGATTCCTCACGCGCTCGCCTGAATGGCCGTTCAGTTCAGCAGCAGGGGTGCGTGCCACAGGCGTCACCCTATCGTTGCTGGCGGTCGAAGTCGGAACTTCTTAGGGGAGCCTTGACCCGCCGCACCTTGCCTGTCCATGCCCAGACCGGACACGCCGCACCTTGCCCAGCCGTGCCGGGCCACGTAGCTAGAGCATATCACGGTCGGATCGAGGTGACCACCACATGCCGGTCAGACTGCTTATCCACAATGAACACCGCTGATTCATCCGCATCCCAGCACCATCTGATGGTCCTGTCCCGTTCCCGTCCGTTCATCAGCCCAGTGCGCCTGGTGCCGTTCCCTGACCAGCGAGGCTCCCTGGACGAGTAACGACCATCACGCAAAGCATCCGTCACCTGGACGGCGATCAGGAACCTGCGCTGCTCTGTGTCTGAAGGTTCGCCGGGCCAGCGTTCCAGGTGCTGGGCCACCGCGTGATCTGACACGGCGACGAAGCGAGCCATGAGGCGGCTATCGCAGAAACACGAAGGCCCCACGCATCCGCAGGGCCTTCGGTGAGGTTCGATCGGCAGGCCCTCGCTCTCTTGCCATCCCCGGAGCAACCTCAGTAGCCAGCCGGATGAAGCTAGACCGTCTCCGCATGTCTGCGACCGGGCCTCTCTTTGTGTTGTAAGGAGCGGAACCGGGAGTCGAACCCGGGGCCTCAGGGTTATGAGCCCTGCGCGCTTCCTAACTGCGCCATTCCGCTAGCCGCGACTGTAGCACCTACAGACGCGAGGGGTCAAGCGCCTTGTAGGTCTCTCCGATCGCCTCGCCAAGTTCGGTCGCGCAAGCCACGCACCAGTCACCATTGGCGGTGTGAAGACAAGTCACGATCCCGTCAAGAACAACCTGGAGGCGTCGAGCGACTGCAAGCATGGTTCTGCTTTCATCTTTCTTCTCTGCCCTCCGACCTGAGAGCAAACGGATGATCTCGTTACGCACCTTCTCGGCGGTCAC